GAGTAACATCTACAGGTACGATAACAGTAACTAATTCAGCTCCCGACCAAACTGTGGCCTTAACAGCGGGAACTGGTATATCGGTTTCGGGTACTTATCCAAACTTTACAATAACAAACTCTTCTCCAAGTAGTGGGGGAACAATGTCAAACTGGAAACTTACTGCTGATAGTGGTGGGACCGCAACTATTGATAATGCTGAGACAGTAGACATTGCAGGGGGAACAAACATAACCACAGCTCGTTCTGGAAACACAGTGACTATAAATAATGGTCTTATAAATAACAGTCAGCTTTCTAATACTGCAGGATATATAACAGGTTCAACGATATTTTCAGCTGGCGGTGGAGATGTTACGGGTACTGGAGCGTTAAACACATCAGTAGTTCTAAATTTAGGCAATTCGGGAGTAACTGCTGGCTCATATACAAATGCAAATATAACAGTAGATGCTAAAGGTAGAGTAACCGCCGCAGCGAACGGAAGTAGTGGTGGAGTAACTGGCTCAGGAACAGCTAATTTTATTTCAAAATGGAGCGGTGGTTCTTCATTAACAAATTCGGAAATCTCAGACACTGGTAGTGTAATACAATTAGGACTTGATGCTTCAAATAATTCAACATTATATTTAGATACAGTTAATAGAAAGGTTGGATTTAGAACAACGAGCCCAGGAGCTGCATTCGATGTTAATGGCACAATGAGAGTTAGAAACCAATTAAATGTTGGAGATACTACAGAACAAAATTTATATGTAGATGGCAATGCAAATCCAGGTGGTAAGTATGTTAAGATGGGTAATTATGGTGGAGCTACAGGTAATTACTTTGGAATAACTTCATCAGAAAATCAACCAAAATATAGTGCTGCGTTTGGTAATGGTGGTAAAATAGTACAAGACAAAAGAATAGTAACAGTAAAAATCGCAGCATCCGCTTTAAATAGCGCAACAAGTGATAATGGAAAAATATTAATTTCAAACCCAGGGACTAATAGTGTTCTTTGGCCAACAAATATATTTATTTATAGGGGCTCAGGGTCTGCTGGCTCAGGATGGGCAACTGGAACTACGGCAGGTGCTACTTTTTATTTCTGCGCAGGTGGTAACTGTGGTTTGACTGCAAGAAGAATTATAGCTCAAATGGCTGGAGGAGTTTGTAGTAAAGCAAGTGAGTGGTATTGGGGCAGACCAGTTCCATTGCCCTCTATCAATGAGAATCCTAATGTAGCTTGGGATGGATTAAAAAATCAAGCCTTAAGATTTAGAACAACTACTACTGTTAGTAGTGCTACTATGAATTGGTATGTAAGAATAGAATATTTAAAAATAAATGTAACTGCAGGATTTGTAAATAATGTAGACACTACTGTAACTTAATAAATTTAAAATTATGGCAATAGAAAGTAATGTAAAAATAATATCTTTAAAAGCTTTAAAATCTTTTGAAGAAAAAAATCATGTGATTGAAGAAGTGCACTATCTTGTTGAATCAAAAGATGGAGAATTTGCACACTCTATGGGTGGTGTAAAACATTTAAGTTTTGATAAAGATAATTTTGTTGAATGGGAGGATTCAGATGAATTTGAAGACATAGTATTAGGTTGGATTAAAGATGACACAGATAAGATTATTTCTATTTGTGAGCTTCATGTCTCTGAATTAAAAGCAGACAACAAAGAAGAGTTGTTTTTTTCAAACTAACAATAGTTTTAATTCACTATATTTGTAATATGTATAACAATTTAAATTAAATAAAATGGCAAAATTAAAAGACGAAGAATTAAAAAAAGTTCAAGAGTTAAATCAGCAGTTTTTACAAACTAAGATTGAAATAGCAGATGCTTTTGTGGCATTAGTTAAAAAGGTTCCAAATTTAGATGCGATTCAAGGTCAATTTGGCGAATTAGAAAAAGAGCTTATTGCATCTTATGGAGAAAACGCAGTGATTGATTTAAGAACTGGAGAAGTAAAAGAACCAGAAAAAGAAAAAGAAAAAGAAGAATCAGATGGCGAAAATAAGTAACACAGTAGCATACCCCTCAATATCTAATTTAGATGCGGCGGATTATTTAGTATTGACAGATGCAGAAAATGAATTAAAAACAAAAACTGCAACTATCTCTCAAATACAAGCTTTGTTTGGGGTAGACACTAATGTTGCTAAAACGACTATTAACACAGGCTCTTTGCTAACATTAGCAGATACAGCTATCGCTATAGTTCCTGCTCCTGGAGCAGGTAAAGTTATTGACGTTATAAGTATAATGTTCTTTTTAGATGCAGGTTCAACGGCATTTGATTTTGGTACAGGTTCTTTACCTATTAAAATGGGAGCTCAAGAAATAGCGTCTGTTCCAAATAGTAGTACTACAGTTAATTCAGCTACAGACGCGGTGTTTAAGCCAGAGGTTCCAAACTCTAATGAGATAATAGCTCAAAATACTGCGGTTACTATAGAAGCTCAATCAAACCCTTCACAAGGTTCTGGGACGTTATATGCGAATGTATTTTATAGAGTTCTTGAGGTAGGTTCATCATTCTAATTAAATGGACATAAGAAAAATTTCAATAGGTGCAGACTATAAGTCTGGAGCAATGCACTACATAGTAGGACAAGATGTATTAGGTAGTAATTATCAGATACATTTGATTCAGCATGACCATGAAAAAGATTCTTATAAAATTTGGATTATTAAAAATGAAGAAATCCTACTTTGGAAAGAGTTTAAAAATACACTACCTATTTCTTTAGAATATAATATTAATTTTTAATGCAATCACCTTTTTGTTTTATTGTAAAACCCTACAATGATAGGCGTTATGATAATATAAAATATTATGGTGATAAAAAGTTTTTTATTAGCACATCTGAAGAAGACCATACAGTATCTACGAGATTTGCTACTGTAGTAAATACCCCTATAAATTATAAAGGAAAAATTCAAAAAGGAGATACGCTTGTCGTTCATCATAATGTTTTCAAATATTATAACGATATTTATGGAAGACAAAAAAGCGGAAGAAGCTGGATTATTGATGATTTATTTTTAGTAGATGATTATCAATTTTATATGTATAAGCAAAATGATAATTGGTATAGCCATGATAAGTATTGTTTTATAAAACCTATACCGATAGAAAAAAAATACATAGATGTTGCCGAAAGTGAAGAACCTCTTTGGGGTATAGTAAAATACGGCAATAAACAGTTAGAGCGTTTAAACATTTTGCCTGGTGATAAAGTTTCGTTTCAACCGAACAGTGAGTATGAATTTAAAATAGACGATGAAAAATTATATCGTATGTATACTAATAATATAACATTGAAAGATGGACACAAAAGCAATAAAACTACAAATCATACAAGCTGGTGAAAAAGCCGTTAAAGAGTTAATTGACGTAGCTAAAGAAAAAATTATAAAACCAGATATAGATGATGAGCTTGCTGCTGATAGACTAAAAAATGCAGCAGCTACCAAAAAGCTCGCTATATTTGATGCTTTTGAAATACTTAAAAGAATAGACGAAGAGAGAGATAAACTGGAGGGAAAAGAAATTAAAACTAATAATTTACCAAAAGGCTTTGCAGAACGTAATTCAAAATAATATTTCTAATTTATGTAAAGGATTAATTCCTTCAAACATATTATCTCGGAAAAATAAAGCGAGAACTTGGCGATATGGATATGATGAAAAATATGACATAGTTATTATTTCAAAAGACGGAACTATTGGGGATATCTTACATATATCAGGATTGCGTATTGCATTACCATCTGTTCCTAAGAAAGTGTTTAAACGGTCTGATAAAAAAACTGAACAATACTGGGAAGTAACAGAAATACCACCTGTTTTAAAAAGAATATCATCTATATTTCAGTGGCATGAAGCTCCTTCTGCATTTAAAAACCAATGGGTTGATTACATAGAAGAAGAGTTTAATAGAAGAGAAGAAGGTTTTTGGTTTATGAATAATGGTGAACCTACATACATCACTGGTACACATTATATGTATTTACAGTGGACTAAAATAGATGTTGGTCATCCAGATTATAGAGAAGCTAATAGGATATTTTATTTATTTTGGGAAGCGTGTAAAGCTGATAAAAGAAGTTTTGGAATGTGTTATTTAAAAATAAGACGTTCTGGTTTTTCATTTATGAGTTCATGCGAAGGTGTAAATACAGGTACAATAACAAAAAATGCACGTATAGGAATATTGTCTAAAACAGGAGCAGATGCAAAAAAAATGTTTACAGACAAAATAGTTCCAATATCTAACAACTATCCTTTCTTTTTTAAACCCATACAAGATGGTATGGATAAACCAAAAACAGAATTAGCATATAGAGTGCCAGCTTCAAAGATTACAAAAAAAAATATGTTTAATGTTGAAGAAGAAGTGTTAGAGGGTTTGGATACAACTATAGATTGGAAGAATACATCTGACAATAGTTATGATGGAGAAAAATTACAGCTATTAATACATGATGAAAGTGGTAAGTGGGAAAAACCTGAAAACATTTTAAATAATTGGAGAGTTACAAAGACTTGTTTAAGATTAGGTAGTAAAATAATTGGCAAATGTATGATGGGTTCTACTTCAAACGCCCTTGATAAAGGGGGTAGAAACTTTAAAAGTTTATACAATGATTCTGATTGCACCAAAAGAAATGCAAATGGACAAACAAAAAGCGGGTTATATTCTTTGTTTGTTCCTATGGAATGGAACATGGAAGGCTTTATAGACAGGTATGGTATGCCTGTGTTAGACAATCCAAAACAAGAGGTGGTAGGAATTGATGATGAATACATATATCAAGGTGCTGTAAATTATTGGGAGAATGAAGTTGTTTCTTTAAAAAATGACCCTGATGCTTTAAATGAATATTACCGACAATTTCCTCGCTCAGAGTCACATGCTTTTAGAGATGAAAGTAAACAATCTATATTTAATTTAACTAAAATATATCAACAGATAGATTATAATGACAGTATAATTAAAGAACATTTTATAACTCAAGGTTCTTTCAGTTGGGAAAATGGAATTAAAGACACTAAGGTTGTTTGGACTCCAAATAAAAGAGGAAGATTTTTTGTAACTTACATTCCTAAACGCTCTCTTCAAAACAATGTTATAAGAAAGAATAATAGATTCTTTCCAGGTAATGAACATTTGGGCACATTTGGCTGTGACTCTTATGATATATCAGGTGTTGTAGTTGGTAAAGGTTCTAATGGTTCTTTACATGGTTTAACCAAGTTTAGTATGGAAGAAATTCCAAGTAATCATTTTTTTTTAGAATATATTGCCAGGCCACAAACAGCTGAAATATTTTTTGAGGAAGTATTAATGGCATGTGTATTTTACGGCATGCCAATATTATGTGAAAATAATAAACCTCGTTTGTTATATCATTTTAAAAATAGAGGATATCGAGGGTTTTGTTTAAACAGACCTGACAAAACATTTAATAAACTTTCTAAAAGTGAAAGAGAATTAGGTGGTATACCAAACACGTCAGAAGATGTTAAACAATCACACGCGTCTGCCATCGAATCATATATTGAAAAATATATAGGTATTGATACGGATGGAGTGCATAGAGTACAAGGTGATATGGGTGATATGTATTTTCAAAGAACACTTGAAGATTGGGCCAAGTTTGATATAAATAATAGAACTAAGTTTGATGCTTCCATAAGCTCAGGATTAGCAGTTATGGCAAACCAAAAACACTTATATACACCGACTAAAGAAAAGACAAAAATTAGCATTAACTTTGCAAGATATAATAACAGCGAAAAAGTTAGTCGAATTATTAATAAATGAAACAAGTAGAAATTAACTTAAAAGCAGCTGCATTTCCAGATGAATTTGCCTCCGATGCACAAAAAGATACAGCGGAGTACGGCCTGCAAGTTGGACAGGCTATTCAATATGAATGGTTTAGAAAAGATAATGGGTCATGTAGATATTTTAATCAGTATGCTGAGTTCAACAGGTTGCGTCTGTACGCACGTGGTGAACAGTCTGTACAAAAGTATAAAAACGAAATTGCTATTGATGGCGATTTATCCTACCTTAATTTAGATTGGACACCAGTTCCAATAATTCCAAAGTTTGTAGATATTGTAGTAAATGGTTTAAATGATAGATTGTTTAAAGTAAATGCTTTTGCAGAAGATGCAATGTCAGCAGAAAAAAGAGATGAGTTTCAAAAGAAGATAGAAGGAGAAATGATTGCTCGTCCTTTATTTCAACAAATTGAAGAAGATTTTGAGTTAAATGTATTTCAAACTGCAGAAGATGAATTACCAGAAAACGATGAAGAGCTGGAATTATTTATGCAAATGAAATACAAACCAGCTGTAGAGATTGCAGCTGAAGAAGCTATAGATACTGTATTAAATCAAAATCATTATCAAGATATTAGAAAAAGAGTTGATTATGACATCATGACTATTGGTGTTGGTATGACTAAACATCAGTTTTTACCAGGTCAAGGTATTGAAATTAATTATGTAGACCCAGCGAACGTAGTATATAGTTATACTGAAGACCCTTATTTCAAAGATTGTTTTTATTGGGGTGAATTAAAAACTATACCAATGGCTGAGCTTGTAAAAATAAATCCTGACATAACTAATGAGGAGATGGAAGAGATAGCAAAGTATAGTCAGTCATGGTATAATTATTATAATAATGCACAATACTATGAAAACTCTTTGTTCTATAGAGATACATGTACATTATTATATTTTAATTATAAAACTACTCACACATTTGTATATAAGAAAAAAGAAATGCCAGATGGTACTTTCAAAGTTGTACAAAAAGATGAGAGCTTCAATCCGCCAGAAGAAATGATGGCTGAAGGAAAGTTTGAAAGAGTTGAAAAAAAGATAGAAGTATGGTATGATGGTATTATGGTTATGGGAACAAACATTCTTTTGAAATGGGAGCTTGCAGAAAATATGGTTAGACCTAAAGCTGCAAGTCAAAACGCTTTACCTAATTATGTTGCTTGTGCTCCAAGACTATATAAAGGAATGTATGAATCTTTAGTTAGAAGAATGATTCCTTTTGCTGATTTGATTCAGGTAACACATTTAAAGTTACAGCAAGTAATATCAAGAATGGTCCCAGATGGTGTTTTTATAGACGCTGACGGACTTAATGAGGTTGACTTAGGTACAGGTAACGCTTACAATCCAGAAGACGCTCTAAGGCTTTATTTTCAAACTGGTAGTGTAGTAGGTAGAAGTTTTACTCAAGATGGTGAGTTCAATAATGCTAAGGTTCCAATAACACAACTAACATCAAATAGTGGTGGGGCTAAAATGCAAATGTTAATAGCTAACTATAATCACTATCTTGATATGATTAGAACTGTAACTGGTTTAAATGAAGCTCGTGATGGTTCTACCCCTAATCCTGACGCATTAGTTGGTGTACAAAAATTAGCTGCACTAAATTCTAACACTGCTACCAGACATATATTGAACGCCAGTCTGTACATTACCAGAAGATTAGCAGAGGGTATAGTTTTAAGAACAGCAGATGTTTTAGAATACTCTGAATTTAAAGACCAGTTTGCTATGCAAATTGGTAAGTATAATTTAAACTTACTTGAAGATATTAAAAATTTATATCTGTATAGTTTTGGAATATTCTTAGAATTAGCTCCAGATGAAGAAGAAAGAGCAATGCTTGAAGCAAATATTCAGATGGCTTTATCTAAAAATGATATTAACTTAGAAGATGCGTTAGACATTAGAGAGATACATAATCTAAAAATGGCCAACCAACTTCTTAAAACTAAAAGAAAAAAGAAAGCTCAAATGGAACAGCAGCAAGCTCAAATGCAACAAGCCGCACAAGCTGAGATGCAGCAACAAGCAGCTATGATGTCAGCACAACAAGAGCAGCAAAGAATTGCAGCAGAGACTCAATCTAAAATGCAGGTTAAACAAGCTGAAATAGCTATGGAAATAGAAAAGATGAAGAATGAGGCTATGTTAAAATCACAGTTAATGGAAACTGAGTTTGCTTATAACATGCAGTTAAAAGGTATAGAACAGTCTCAAATTGATGCAAGAGAAAAGGCAAGAGAAAAAGGTAAGTCAGATAGAATTAGTCAAGCTAATACTCAACAGTCTAAACTTATCGAACAAAGAAAAAGAAATTTACCAGCAGTAAAGTTTGAATCAAATGAAGATACTTTAGATGGTTTTGATTTGGCAGAGTTTGGACCTAAATAATTTTTTATGGGCAGTCTTCCTCCTATGTTTAGTGATTTCAACATCAAGAAATATAAAGTAATTAAGTATCCCTCTGACGTAAGTTTACAAACTCTTAACGAAATAAAATCTTTGCAAACTCAACGCATGGATGTTGCTTACGCGGATAAATATGATGATATCAACGAGTCGTTTAAACGACTCTTTCAAAACCGAACAAGAGAATATCCAGAAGAATTAATAAATGATGTAATAGAAAATTCTTCTAAGGTTATTTTAAAAATAAAAAATTATCACGATAGACCAAGACCTGATAAGCTGGCAAAAAAATTTGGCATAAGTTTGTTGTATCATAAAATGAAAAGTGCACAGACACCAGCTTTTCCGTCAGGACATTCAGCTCAGGGTAGAATGATAGCATTAATTTTGGGAGATATGTTTCCTGAAATGAAAAAAGAAATTATGGATGTTTCAAACCATATATCTAAAAGCAGAATAGTTGCACGTGTGCACTACAAATCTGACAAAGAGGTGGGTGAAAAACTGGGAGAAGACATGTATAACTATTTGAAAAACGCCTAAAAATGGTAAATAATTATTGTTTAATTTTGTTAAAAATTTAATCTAATGGAAATAAAAGTAAAAGCAGTGGATGGCAACACTCAAAAATCAAAAGCCGAAATAGAAGAGCAGTTGTTGCAAAAACATGAAGCTCAACAAAATGAAACTCAAGCTAAGGAGAAGCCTGAAAAGGTGGAACCACAAGCAGAAGTAAAGGAAAAACCAGCAGAGGAAACTCCAGCTGCAGAAGAAAAAACTCCCTCGTCAGAGTTAAATGACGAACATGTTCTTAATTTTATTAAAGAAAGATATAATAAAGACATTAATTCAGTACAAGAATTATTTGAAACAAAAGAATCAAATGTAGAATTGCCTGAAGATGTTAAATTATATTTTGATTATAAAAAAGAAACAGGCCGTGGAATCGAAGACTTTTATAAATTACAAAAGAACTACGATGAAATGGACGAAGATTCAGTTTTAGCTGACTATCTCGGTGTTCAGGAGGAAGGTCTTGATGCCATAGATATTCAAGATATAATGGACGACAGATTCGGATATGATAAAGAAGAAGATGACGAAAAGGATATTAAGAAGAAAAAGTTAGCTAAAAAGAGAGAGCTTGCAAAAGCAAGAAAGTTTTTTAAAGAACAGAAAGATAAGTATAAAGTCCCTCTTGAGTCAAGTGGGGGTGGATTATCTGATGAACAAGAAAACAATCTTAATGCTTACAAGACAATGTTAGAGGAATCTAATTCTCAGAAGGAAAGCTTCCAGCTTATGAGAAAAAATTTTGAGGAGCGTACAAACAAAGTGTTTGGCGATGAATTCAAAGGTTTTGAGTTCAACGTTAGCGACGACAAATCTATTCTCTATAAACCAGGGACTGCTGAAGAATTAAAGAACAAGCAGATGGATTTCAATAATTTCATCTCAAAATATAATGATGAGAATGGACTTATGAAAGACGCAGCGGGATATCATAGAGCTATGTCAATAGCTATGAATCCTGAAAAGTTTGCAAAGTTTTTTTATGAGCAGGGTGTTGCTGCAACAGTAGATGATGTAGCAAGAAAATCTAAGAATATCAATATGGATGTTCGTAGAGCCCCGCAACTTAGCACGAAAAATAGTTTGAAAATAAAAGCTGTAGGTGATACTTCGAGTGGTAGAGGACTCAAAATTAGAAGTATTAAAAAAGTTTAACAAATTAAAATTTTAAAGTTATGGCAGTAAATATTAGCCCTGGCTTCGATTTACAACCTTCGGCTCAACAGGTTCCTGTTGAAACGAATTATATCAAAGATTTTGATTTCTTGAATCAGTATCTACCAGATACTTACGAGAAAGAATTTGAAAGATATGGTAATAGAAGCATTAGTTCATTCCTACGTATGGTAGGAGCAGAAATGCCTTCTAACTCTGACCTTATTAAATGGGCAGAGCAAGGAAGATTGCATATTAAATACAAAGCATGTACTTCAGCAGCAGCTGCAGGTCC